CACCATACCTGACAAGGGAACTCGATACGTCAGTTGTGATCCTGCGGGGAACAAGAACTGGTTCTTCAAGTGGTACATCATTGATGACATTGGAAGGGTGTTCCTTTACCGGGAGTTTCCTGACCGACAGAACTACGGTGAGTGGGCTTTGCCAAGTGAGAAACCGGATGGAAAACCGGGACCGGCACAGACGCTTGACATGGGCAAGTCCATCGTTGCCTACAAGAAGATATTCCTTGAAGCAGAGGGTTGGGTTTATGACGAGGAGACAAAGAGTTGGGATGGGTCAAAGAAGGAAAAGATTTACGAGAGATTGATTGACCCTCGCATGGGCGGTGCAGCAGTTCCAAGTGCAGAAGAGGGAACCAGCATTATATCCCTGCTTGAAGATGAGCAGAGAGACAAGCATGGGAATGTAACTGGACCCAGCTTGGTTTTCATACCTGCACCTGGGGGGAATATAGATGAAGGGTTGCAATTGATAAATGACTACCTTGACTATGACGAAGGGAGTCCAGTGACATCAATGAATTGTCCCCGCTATTACATTTCCGAAGAGTGCGAGCAAACAATTTACGCTATGCAGGAATACACCGGAAGAGATGGTCTTAAAGGTGCGCTGAAGGATGTTGTTGATTGCGACAGGTATCTTTTCAAGGCAGGAGTTCTGTCGTTGGACGGTGATCTCCTGTCGGCAACAGGAGGAGATGAGTATGAAGGTTAATTTTAACGACTTACCATTAACACTAAGAACCCATGAGGTGTGTAAGGTGACAGGCATGAATAGAAAGCTTGTCATTGATCTAGCTGACATGGGTGTTTTGAAGTTGATAGATATGGACAAGAGGCAAAGGAGGTTCCTGCGGGAATCAATCAGAACCCTTATGCAGCTTGGTCCTGAAGGTGCGGTAATGGAAATATAATGGACAAAGATATTAAGGACATTGCGAATGAGTTCCATGAGATAGTTCGCAGGGGCAACGAATACTACGATAGGACACGGTTGAACTGGGAGACCCGTTTCAACGTGTGGTCAGGGCAAAGCGACGATGGTCGTAAATGGAAATCAAAACTTGGGCGTAATCCGGTTCCGTTTGACGGGGCATCAGATAGTCGCCCTCCAGTAGTTGACACCTACATCAACGAGGACATCGACATGCTGATGACTTCCCTTCGTTCTTCACAGGTGTCGGCATTTCCGACAGAGAGCAACGATGCGGAACAGGCAAGTCTTGTGACCAACTTGATGCGCTATCAGTTAAACAACCAGATTAAAGAGTTCCATGATGAAGCGGAACTTGCGGCAAACTACATGCTTGAAAACGGCATTGGTGTTGTCGGTGTGTTTTGGGATGTGGAGGAACAGAGGACAATTGCGGACATTGACATGGAGGCAATTGGGCAACTCGCCCAGACAAGCGAGAACCTGTCCATGTTTCCTGAGATGATTCTGGACCCTGAGAGAGAGGATGAAGCAATTGCGCTTGGCATGTTAATACTCCCAGAGGTCAAGCAGTCCAAGATGCGTAAGATGGTCAGGGAGTTGCGGGAGACCGGAGCAACAACTTACCCTGTCAAGATGACAGTCAAGAATCGACCGACCGTGGTCGCCTTGCGGTTGGGTGAGGACTTCTTTGTGCCGCTTGACACTACTGAGTTGCAGGATGCAAGACGGTGCTACTACAAGGAGTTCATAACCAAGGAAGCTTTGTATGATGGAATAGAAAGCAAGGGGTGGGATAAGAAGTGGGTTGAAACAGTTGTTGAGAACAGCAAAGGAAAGACCATCACGGTTGATCGTTCTGCAATGGCAACCCGTAGCAACGCCAATCGCCGGGACATCATTTTTGACACCAAGGAGATTTACGAGATTGTCCATTGCTATGAACGCAAGCTGGACGATGAGGATGTGCCGGGAATCCATTACACATGTTTCTCGCCCCACATGCCAACAGACATGCGAGGCAAAGATATTTATGCGGTAAGTGAGCTAATGAATTACGATCATTGCCAGTATCCCTTCGTAATGTTCAGGAGAGAATGGTTAAGCCGCAGGGTTGACGATTCGCGTGGCTACGGTGAGATCGGGTTCACTTGGCAGAAGCAGATCAAGAATGAGTGGGATGCAAGGGTAGACCGCAACTCATTGGCAACCATGCCGCCACTTCATCATCCCCCAGGTCGCCCACCAACCAAGTGGGGTCCGGGGACACTTGTTCCACGGGTGAGGTCAGATGACTATCAGTATGCTGACACACCAAGCTACAATGCTGGGAGCAAGGAGATCGAGGACAGCATTCGGGAAACCTGTGACAGATACTTCGGAAGAGTAACAGGTCAAGAGAACCAAGCTTATGCCATGATGCGGCAACAGCACATGGTATCCAAGTGGCTGGACAACTGGAGGAGGGTAATGGAGCAGGTGCTTGCTTTGACGCAGCAGTTCGCCTCAGAGGAGTTTTTCTTCCGGGTTGTGGGTTCGTCCAAGGCGCAGATGTTAAGTGCTGGCAGAGACGATATTCAGGGTCAATTTGACATACAGTTAAATTTCGCCGTGTCTAATTTAGACCAAGACCTAATGCAACGTAAGTTGGAGTTACTCAAGGTCGCTGTGGGAGAGTTCGACACTCAGGGTGTTGTTGATCGTGCAGAACTCATGCAAGTGGTGTTCAGCTTCATTGACCCTGTTCTGGGCGAGAGATTGCTGATGCCAGCGGAGTCTGCGGCAGAAAAAGAGATTGATGATGAGAAAAATGTGTTTGCAAGGATGTCGGCAGGGATAGATGAGGATGTCAGGGAAGGACAAAGCCATGAGATGCGACTTCAAGTCATGCAAGACATTATCCAGAACAGCCCAAGCGCACAGCAACGCTACCAGCAGGACGAGGAGTTCAAGGGTCGCGTTGACAAGCGAATGCAGCAGTTGCAATTCCAGTTGCAGCAGAAACAGAATGCAGTAATTGGAAGATTAGGGGCATGACAGGAAACGATCTCAAAACCTTAATTGGCGATCCGCGATTTGCGGCAATGAATAATCTTCTTGAGGAGATCAAGGAGGAACTGGTTGAACATGTAAGTCATCAAATGACAGCACAAGATCACGGTTCACTTGCACATAGCGCAGGTGGAGTTGATTGCATAAATCAAATAAAAGGAAGATTACAAGCTATTGCAGACACAGTTGATAATGAATAAATATATACCTTTATAGCTTAGTAGGGTTTTTAACGACCTTAACCGCACATCACACCCCTCCCTCCCCACTGAAACCCGTGTAGTAACTGCTGCACGGGTTTTCTTTTGTTCCCTAAAAACAATCGGAATAAACACCTACTTGCAGGTTTAACAGCATGGTAACAGAAACAGAAGGGGTAGCAGTCCCCGAAGTAACTGCGGAAATGGGTCTGAACGACCTCAAAAGGTTCTTTGAAAACAGCAGGGTCGAAAAGAATGAAGGTGAGAGTGATAATAGCGAACCCTCTCCTGACGTTGAAAACCCTGTCGAGGAGACTGAAGAACCTCAATTAGAAAACGATGTCGATATAGAGGACATCGAAGAAGTTGAGGAAGATTCTGTCGTTGATGAGTCTGATGAAGCTGAACCCGACGAGGTTGAGCAGCAGGACGATGGCGAGGAGGACTACGGTGTTCCCCAAAATCTCCAGAAGAAGATCAATAAACGGATTGGTAAGTTAACTGCGCGAGCTAAAGAAGCTGAAGAACAAGGAGTGAAACAATCTGAAAGGATTGCGGAACTTGAACAGCAACTTGAAAGCGCAAACCCTGACCAAAAACCCCTTCAAATAGGGGACAATCCGTTATCAAAGGTCAAGACGCTGGGGGAACTAAAGGAGCATAAGTCCAAGCTTATTCGCTGGAAGAAGTGGTTAAGGGAGAACCATGACGGTTTTACCACCACGGAAGACGGCGAGGAACGCGAGTACGCTGAAAGCGATGTAAGACGAATGATGTCTGACATCGAGTACGAACTGGAGGAACACGTTCCTTCACGGGAAGAATACTTGCGGGAAGAAAGCAACATTCGTCGAGCAGTCGAAGATGTCTTTCCATATTGGAAGGACAAGTCGAGTCCAATGTACCAGCAAGCGATGTCAGTGGTACGGGAAGCACCTGAATTAAGGATGCGGCCCAACTGGCAAGCAAACGTGAGCATCTACATGCTTGGGTTGAACGAGTACAACCGGATGGTGACTGAAGGGAAGAAAAAACCTTCCAAGAAAGTTACACCGACTAGGACTGCAACTCGCCCGAAAGCTCAACCTAAACCTGTCCGTAATCCGGGCGGCATGCGGTTGGAGGACGCTTCCAAAGATTTAATCAACTCAGGGTCGCGAGGTTCCCTCACCAATTGGTTCGCTGCCAATAGAGAAAAAAATAAATAAGATATGCCTGAAGCAAATACTTATACCTTATATAATAGTTCCACGACTGGACCGTCAAAAGCCAATCGTGAGGAATTAGCTGATTTTATCAGCATCATAGAACCCGAAGTTACCCCTGTTACCAGTGCGATTTCCAAAGGTTCTACAAAGTCCGTTTTTACGGAGTGGTTATGTGAAGACCTGTCCCCTGCCAAAGTTGCATCAACTGCGGAAGGTCACGACAGTTCTTCATGGTACAACAAAGCCGAGCAACGTGCGCGTCTGGGGAACTATATCAACATTAGCAAGCGCGAGTTTGGTGTGTCTGATATTCAACAGATGGTTGACCAAGCGGGACTCGATTCTGAAATCGACCACGCAAAATCCAAGTCTGTTCGCGAATTAAAGCGCGACATCGAGGCAGTGGTTTGCGGGGCGCAGGATCGTGCCACGGGTGGTTCGGGTGCATACGCTTCGCGTGGTCTGTACGATTGGATTG